GACGCATACCAAGATGCGATGTATGGCGTCACTGCCGTTTGGGAAAATTGGAATTGGAAGCGTGGATATACTGTACAACGATATAATAATGTCACTCATTATGACTGGGATATCTACTCAAATTCTTGGGCTAATATCGATTATTTTGAGGGAATGACTCCAAATGATACTTGGGAAACCAACAAAATCAATATTAATGATAACACTAATAACAGAACTCATAGAGTATCAGGATATATGAAAGCACCATATACTGGTCAATATAGATTTTGGCTTAACTCTGATGATGCTATGTATGTTTGGAAAGGTAGTCCAGGAGAATCTGTCGAGAGCATTCTCACTTGGAGAACTTGGTATAACGCTACAGTCGATGAACCTGGAAATCACGGTGACCGGTCAGAATATTCTAATTACTTTAATTTGAATCAAGGAGATATAATTCCAATCTTGATGTATCACGGCCAAGGTGGCGGTGGTATGACTCTTCAGTTTCAAATATGGTATGAAAGTACCACTTGGGATAATGGGCTATATAATACGGGTGGCTGGCACTATACGCCGATTTATATAATGCCACAATCTGGAAACGCAAATGGAGTATGTTCTGTACCACAATATACCGACCAAGCCCAATGCTCAGCCAATTCTGGCACCTGGACGAGCCCTGGTGGCGGTGGTCAAACAGTAGAAGGCCACTGGACATCGCAAAACGTGCCGTCAAATTATCGAAATTAACGCTTGACAGCCCCTAGCAATAGAGTATAATACTAACAATACGAGGAGAATTTTATGTATATAGAAACGTGGCAATTAATCTTTATACCGTGTATAGCCGCGTGTGCATACTTTTCGTATAGAAGTGGATGGACCGCAGGGGTAAACGTAGGAATTCATATGGTCATCAAAGATTTGGCCCAAAATACGATAATCTCGGTCTATCAGAATGTAGAAGATGAAGAAGTGACGGTCGGCCGATATGACGCTGACCCCAAGGAGATGAAGAATGACAAAAGAAGTGACTGAAGATTGTCCAGTGGATTGTGAATGCCACGATGACCCACTGATTGAAGTTCAACCCAGAGTGTATACTAACACGAATGGTGGCTCAGGAATGAGCGACCACCTCAAGGAACTACTAGCCAGAAAGGAGAAAAAGACCAGAAAAGTGGAAATAGTGCAAAAAAAGACTTGACAACGCAGGTTGCCTAGTGTATAATGGTGTTAATAATCGAATGAAGTGATTGAAGGAGTGTACAAATATGTCTACATATAAGATTTTTGTTACGGAAGAGGGTCTCGAAAAAGACCTCACAAGAGAGGACGTAGTAGAGATGCTACGAAATGACGTAGCAACCGTTACGTTTACCAAAGCAGACGGAACCGAACGAGTGATGGAATGCACGTTACTCAATGAGGTTCTCACATCACGAGTGCCAGAAGTGGCGAAAATGGCTGAGAAGCCTGAGAAACGCAAGAAGGCACCAAATCCCCACACATTAGCAGTATATGATGTTCCAGCAGACGGCTGGCGTTCATTCAGACTGGACTCTGTAAAGAGTATTGGTTTTCCTACTAGTATATTTACCGATGAAGGCATAACTTATCCAACTTTTGAATAAGGAACGTCTATGACAATGCGAAAGAACGATGTAAAGGTTCTTTCTGAAATTGAACACGTTTTGCATCGCCCAGGAATGTATGTCGGAGATACCACAATTGGTTCTCACGATAAATGGGTGATGCGAGACGGCTCAATTGTGAAAGAATCAGTTGAGATTGTACCAGCATTCTTGAAACTATTTGATGAGATTGTGTCGAATAGTATTGACGAAGGCTTCAGAACCAATTTCAAATTTGCAAACGAGATTAAAATCTATGTGGAAGATAATGGGAAAATATCCATAACTGACAACGGTCGTGGTATTCCTATTGTAGATGTTCCAGAGTTGAATAAAACTCAAGCAGAATTGGCATTCACGAACTTACGTGCAGGTGCCAACTTTGAAGATGATGGTCACGTTTCAATCGGGACGCACGGACTAGGGTCAACTCTAGTCAATATCTTATCTAAGAAATTTATCGCTCACACAGATGACGGTAAAAAGCATTTCAGATTGGAATGCCGCCGAAATTTGAGTGAGATAGAAACAGAGATAACCAAGACCAAAGGTAATATGGGAACTTACGTATCATTTTTCCCAGACTATGATAAACTCGGTATGAAACAGATTACTGAGGACCATAAGAACCTAATAGAAAAACGTGTACACGATTTAGCAGTATGTTTTCCAAAGATACGATTTAAATACAATGGTCGTGTCGTTCAAGCAGGCACATTCAAGCAATATCTAAAAAAATTAGGCGATGATTATGAAATCCTTGAAACACCTAAATTCAAAGTGGCAGTCCTGCCATCAGAGACTTACGAACACATTTCATTCATTAATGGTATTGACACCTTCGGAGGTGGAACTCATTGTGATATTGTGTCTAGTGATATATCTAACACATTAAAAGAAGCCATTAAAAAGAAACATAGACTCACAGTACGTCCATCGGATATCAAGAACCACCTTACATTCGTAACTATCACGAATTCCGTGGGTGACCCGAAATTTGATTCTCAAACGAAAGAACGCCTCACCAACAATGCAAATGAGATAAGACCTATATTCAACGGAAGTCTCATTGATGAGAAATTCATTGCTAGAATCCTAAGGAACGATGAGATAATACAACCTATCATTGAAACGCTCCTTTTGAAAAAGCAGTTGGCAGAAGCACGAGCATTACGCAAAGCCAATAAGGGTATGAAGAAAAAGAAAGTTGCTACCCATATCTCTGCATCTTCCAAGAATCCTGATGATAAGATTTTGTTTATCACAGAAGGTCAATCAGCAATATCCAATCTAATCAATGTACGTAAGACAGATATTCACGGTGGTTTCCCATTGCGTGGTAAAGTACGTAATGTAAGAGAACTAAAACCCACCGAGGTTATGAAGAACAAAGAACTATCTGAATTGATGTCCATTATAGGTTTGGAATTGGGTGAACCAGCAATTGATTTGAATTATGGCCAAATTGGCATACTCGCTGATGCAGACTATGATGGGTTCTCCATCGCGGCCCTGCTAGTCAACTTCTTCTCCAACTGGAAAGAGTTGTTCGATGAAGAGCGGGTGCTACTGATTAAGTCTCCAATCGTTATCGCTAAGAAGGGCAAAAATGTCAAGCGGTACTATGACTTGGCAGATTTCACCAATGAGAAACTTGACACGAGTTGGAAAATCGAGTATAATAAGGGTTTAGGTAGTTTATCAGTCGAAGAGTACGACCTGATGATAAACAACCCAGTGACAGAGGTCATTGAATACGACAGTGGAGCGGGTTCTTCACTAGAAACAGCGTTTGGGAAAAACTCAATCCCACGCAAACAATGGTTAATGCAATGAATGTAACTGAACTGATAGACGGACAATACAAAGACTACAGCAAATACGTTCTGTATAGTCGGGCGATTCCTCATATGATTGATGGTCTCAAGCCATCACAGAGGAAGATTCTCTATACGGCATTGAAAACTGCCAAATCGAATCGTATCAAGACCGCTTCATTGAGTGGTAATACTATCTCACAGGCGAATTATCATCACGGTGATGCTTCCCTAAATGATGCAATCACAAAGATGGTCCAGTCTCACTCGAATAATATACCATTATTACAGGGTGAGGGAAGTTTCGGGTCGAGACTGGTACCTGATGCGGCCGCACCACGATATACGTATGTCCAGATGAGCGATAATTTTGAGACATATTTCGCTGACACTATGGTCGCTGATAAGAGCATCGACCCGGAAGACCCAGAACCAGCGTTCTATCTGCCAATTATTCCTTGGGTTCTAGTAAACGGAGTCAAGGGCATTGCAGTCGGGTTCGCTACAGATATACAGCCACGTAATCCAAAAGAGATTGCGAAGTTATGTCAAGCGTATCTGAAAGGAAAGAATATAGATAAAGAGACACTACTTCCATACTTCCCAGATTTTGATGGAAAGGTATATGAAGAACTAGATTCTGTTTATTGTGAGGGCAACTTCACACTGACTGGTCAAACTAAGTTAGAGATTACAGAGGTTCCAGTCGGCTTCACGAGAGAATCATATGTCCAGATTCTAGATAAATTAGAAGATACTGGAAAGATTGTATCGTACACAGATAAGTGTGATAAGACGGGATTCAAGTTTGATGTGACTCTCAAACGTGGTAAGAAAATGAAAGACCACCAGATTGTCAGCCTATTCAAACTAAAGAAAAAGATTAACGAGAATATTACGGTCATTGACCACGAAGGAAAGTTGAAAGTATATGACTCACCTATACAAATCATTAAAGACTTTTGCGACTATCGTATCGGTAAATATGAAGAGAGATACGAATACCTCGTTGAAGAGGGCACCGCAGGGCTTGGAACGATTCAAGCGAAAGTACGGTTCATTGAAATGGTCATTGATGGAACCCTCGAATTCAAGAATAAGAACCGACAAACCATCAAAAAAGAGTTGACAAACACCTTTAAACCTGATATAATAGAAGTCTTAATCAAAATGCCTATATACTCCCTCTGTCAGGATGAGATGTCTAAACTGATAAATGAGGGTACGGCTTTGCATAAGCAGATTGAAACGTGGAGAATAATCGACACAACTAAACAATTTATTAACGAACTGAAGGTAGTATAACTATGGAATTCGTGAATGAGATTAATGAACGAGAGAATCCGAAGCCTAAGAAGGCAGAGAACTCTCTGGAAATTGGTCATATAAAATATGAAAATAATGGTGTGAAGTTTGAAATCAAAGACGTAAAAGTCAAAGATGTAGATACTTTACGAGACTTCATCTATGAATTAATGGATGAATGGGAGAAGGCGCAATGATATTAGTAGACTTTAATCAAGTAATGATTGGGTCCTTGATGATGAACGCCAAGAGACAATCGGACGTATCAGAGGACCTGTTACGACATATGATATTGAATACTCTTCGGATGTATCGAAAGCAATTCAATAAGAATTATGGAGAATTGGTGATATGCAACGACAGTAGACACTACTGGCGAAAAGACGTATTCCCACTATATAAAGCAGGCCGAAAAGCGGGACGAGAAAAGTCTCCATTCGATTGGGAAATAATCTTTAGCATCTTTGACCAGTTACGAGAAGATTTAAAGACACATTTCCCGTACAAGTATATTGATGTTATGGGAGCCGAGGCAGATGATGTCATCGGTGTGATATGTAAGTATCACCACGCTGAAGAGAAAATTTGTATTCTGTCATCCGATAAAGACTTTATCCAGTTACACAAATACAAAGGAGTCCAGCAGTATTCTCCTATGCAAAAGAAGTTTATCAGACACCCATCTCCAATAGCGTATCTTAAAGAACACACCATTCGTGGTGATAGGGGCGATGGAATACCAAACTTCTTATCTTCTGACGATTGTCTTGTTGAAGGAGTGCGACAGTCATCCATCTCGAAGAAGAACCTTGCAGTCTGGTTGACACAGAAGCCTGAAGAAATTTGTACAACGGCAGAAATGGCCGACCGATGGAAGCGGAACGATGAACTAGTTAATCTTGAGAAGATTCCACAATTGCTGATAAATGATATTCAAAACGCATTCGCAAAGGAACCACTAGGCTCAAGAAAGAAATTATATGACTATTTCGTTATGAATAAATTATCAAGATTAACCGATGTTATTACGGATTTCTAAATGAAAGATGTATTCGGAAGAGAATGGACATTGGTACAATTACCAAATAATACCAGTTGGTGGCAGAAATGGCTAAAACTGAAAGACAATTCAACCTTCATTAAGGTACGAGATGTGATTATAGGCTTAGGTCTAATTAATATGATTATCTGGTGTATGGGTTGGCTAAGTAAACTTGGAGATAAATAAATGAAGCGAGAAGAAGAACAAGGCGAGGAGTTTATTATATACGGCAAACCTGGATGCCCTAATTGTGTAAAAGCAAAGAAACTCTTGGAAAGCAAGGGTTTAGCGTACAAATATGTGGAGATTGGAGTGGATGTGAGTTTGGCCGAGTTTTTCCACCAAATAGGTCAGGAAGTTCGTACTGTACCCCAAATAATGGTTGACAAACACTTGATAGGCGAGTATAATAGTCTTATAAGATACTTAAAAATATAATGGAGAAAAAGATGCAACCAGCCACGAAAGAAGAGATGTTAGGTTTAAGAGATGGCAGACCATTTGATTCGTATGGAGAGAAGAAAATACCGGAGCAGGTCCACGAGATTTTGACCCGCCTTGAAAGTGACAACTCTCGCCTTTTTAAGGAGACTGTCCTTGCTATTAATGAGGACCACGAGCAATTGAAAAGAGTTTTGAAGGCAGCCTTAGACCCATATACACAATATTATCAGAGAAAGATTCCAGAATTTGAGCGGTCGTGTGAGATGACTACCAAGACCCTTGATTGGGCCTTAGACCAGTTAGATACTCTCTCCAGTAGAGCCTATACTGGCAACGCGGCCATCGCTCAACTAACGAAGATTCTTGTATCTCTGACTGACGAAAACGCTGAAGTAATAAAGCGTGTGGTAACGAAGGATTTGAAGTGTGGAGTAAGTGTCAAGACAGTTAACAAAGTCTTTGGCAAGAACTTTATCGAGACATATCCTTGTATGTTAGCGAGTGCAATGAACAAGAAAAACTTTGAGGCTATCAAATATCCTGCCCTGGTCCAGACGAAAATGGACGGTATGAGATGCAATATTATCATCGATAAAGATGGTGAGGTTGATGTGCGTTCTCGAAATGGCAAGCAGATTATGTTAGATGGACATTTTGATAACTTTGTGAAAGCAGTATTCTACAAATCGGCCACATTGGAAAACTTATCTTCTTTTCACGGTGCTGTCCTTGATGGCGAGTTACTTGTTTTAGACGAGAATGAAGCCTTCCTTTTAGACAGAAAAACTGGTAACGGAATCCTAAATAAAGCAGTAAAGGGAACTATAACACCCGAAGAAACTGCACGAGTAAGAATGGAATGCTGGGATATGATACCTCTAGAAGATTTCAAAGCAGGGGTCTGTAAGATTCCATATTTTGACCGACTGGCTGTACTTGATGAGAGAATGAAAGCGACTTATAATATCCAAGAAAAGCAACTGGTCGGTATTCTAACGGCAACACCAGTAGATAACTATGAACAAGCAGAAGCCTTATTTAATCGAGCCTTAGCAAATGGTGAAGAGGGAGTTATCGTAAAGAATGGCGATTCCCCTTGGGAAAATAAGCGTTCTAAATATCAAGTGAAGATGAAAGCAGAATTAGAGGCAGACCTTCTCGTGGAAGAAGTGAATTTTGGTACTGGTAAATACGAGCATTTGGTAGGTTCCCTATCGTGTACAACGAAAGACGGAACTCTTAAAGTGAATGTTGGTTCGGGCCTAAGTGATGAACAACGAAAGATGCCTTTCAAAGATTTCATAGGTAAGATAGTATCAGTTAAGTACAACGAGAAAATAAAAGATAAGGCCACAGGCAACTGGTCGTTGTTTTTACCAATCTTTCAAGAACTAAGATTAGATAAAACGGAAGCAGATAACGTGAAATGATACCACCAAGAATTCTTAAAGAATTACAGGCTCCTAGTGATACCAGCAATCGACAATACAAATTAATGGTAAGAGATGTCGGTGTATACGAGGAAGATTCACTATGGGACTTATGGTTTACGATATTGAAACATCGCTGGCAACACCTAATAAAGGGTGAGGGATGGCGAGATTAAGGAAGGATGTAGATGGAAGTTGTTGTTCGTCACGGTAATGTGACAAAGGCTTTTAGAGCGTTAAAGAA